ATCCCACAGGGTGGAGGTAGCGGTTGTCGTTGCGTCCATATGGACGTCATTGGTCGACTGTTTAAAATCTCCAGAGATGAACCAAGAGTTGCCCCAAGGCATAAACTTAGCACTTTGGTGTTCTGTTCCACACGGAACAAAAACATCTCCAGGGAGAGGTCGATTCAGGACTTCACTCCATACACCAGATGTACTTTCCTTACCAGTTAGAGTAAAGGAACCTTCTTTCTGTAAGAGGTTCCACTCCATTTTCTGATAAGGTTTGAGTATACCGTAAAGTGAAGGCGTGCCCTTAGTAATCGGCCGGAGCTTTAGAGGCTCTCGTATGACAACGATCTCCGTCGACGCAACTTCTTCAGTTGACTTCCACCACCTCGAATGCTCACAAAATTCCGGAAAAACATCCACTATAATCCCTCGCCGTTCTATTACTTCCCCCACACGAACCTCTCCCATCAGCAAAAGCTGACGTTCAAGAAACGTACAGGATCCAAATGAACGGCGAAGAAAGTAGCCTTCAATTCCCCCTTCCTTAATGCTCGCACCCACACCAGCGCGCCGACTATAACGAAAGTCAGAGCAACGGTCGAGACGCAGGTACTCACCATGCGTCAGCTCCAGGCAGGTCCTTCTGATCTCATCCANAATCAGGGGGTTCGTCTCTTTCTTACGGCTTAGATCCTTAAGAAGGCCTACAACCGCTTGATCGACAGCTTCGTCCTTTGCCGAGACGAACCCACGCTTAACTCCAAGTAACATGTCCTCAGCCATTGCTAGAGACGTCGTGCTTCGGAAAGATTTCCGGAGACGCCCAATCAGCCATCGACCATACTTTGGAGTCAGCAAGTACCCAGGCTTGTCCACCAGACCACTAGAGTCGTAACTCTGCAGCCTGCCAATCGCAGACAAGACGACCGTTTGCAGCTTCAGCTGCTTGACTGCTATACCAACGCAGTCAAGTAAGGCCCAGCGAATTAGCTGCTCGACCCAATTCACGCTCTCAACATCAAAACCATACATGAAGGCCTGGGAGGCCAATGTAAGGCAAATCTGAAGAGAGCGCTTAAAGGATCGATCCCACTGTGAAGCCCACCCTATTTGGTTAGGGAAGGACAGCGGATTACCGGATGTGACCTTTTGCCAGTTC